AATTCATCAACCGTCATTGAGAAATCAGTTCCTCTTACCGCTATCGTAGCGGTAGGAGTATTGACGGAAACTTGTTGGGGATTTGTTTTTGCGATTTGACCACTTGCATATCGAGCTGTGCCCAAAACAACTTTCATTGCAAGTTTACCAGAACCTTTTTTTGGATCATAAACAAAGTCATCAATAACGAGTTTTGATTGCTCGGTAATGTTGACTGTAGTTTTATCTTGAAAGGTGAGTTTTGCTTTGGCTTTTGCAGTAATAATAGTATCATTCATTTCGATGCCAGTGTTTATCGCACTGGACATCGATTTCTTGTCTCGTACTATTTCTGTAGGACCAGATTGTTCTGAAACTTTTCCAACAGCAGCAATATTAGTTTGACTGATTGATAGTAATAGTGTTGCTATTACCAGTCGAGTTAAGTGTAACATTTTGTGTGGTCATTCCAGATTGAGTTACGCCAACGGTATTCAAATTACCACTAATCACAGCATTCAGTGTTGTAGTACCTGAAGAAGTGCTCGTATGCGTGATATTGTTGGTATCACCTGCGACAGTAATATTACTAGTATGATTAGCACCAGAACCCAAATCTTGAGTTATAGTATTATTGTCACCTGTTACAGTTTGTGTAATTGTGGAACCAGAACATCCAGAAGACGAAACGGTACCGCACTGTATATCTTGAGTGTTGTTACTACCAACAGTTTCAACGATAACTGATGCGGCCGCACCATTAACCACCATCGACAGTTCGTTACCTGAACCAATTTGTTGAACATCTAAAACATTGGATCCGCCACCGATAAATGCTGGGTTGACAGAATCACCAATAATATTACCTGTTCCATCTTGTATGATCGTAACTACAGAACTATCACCGACTTGATCGATATAAACTACATTAGCATAAACATTCGTCAAACCAAGTACCGCCATAATAAGGACGATAACTTTAAGTTTCATTTTATTTCCTTTTAATTATTTTAAGAACCGCCATAATCCTTTCTTTTCACCATCTATAATCATTTCATAGACAGCTTGTTCAATTGCTACTCTTACAGCGTATGTTGTTGGTTCATTCGCTGCACTACCCAATTCTATTTCCAATGATGTTGTACCCGAAGAAATAAACTTCATCACACCAACGTTCTGAGAAGTACTGTAGATTGTTTTCGATACAGCGTTTGTTAACAGAACTTCTCCTGAATTGACACTAACTAATCTCAATGAAATTACTACTTCATCAACTCTATATTGCTGACTTGCGCCTATTCCCAAATACCTCGCACCGGTACCACCTGTTCTGATGTTACTATCGTAACCAATAATACCACCCTCAATCATGATGCCTGCAACCGTCATAGGTTTTAAAGGTTTAGCATCTTTTCCTTCATAAACTTCTCGTTGATTTCTAATCAACTGTCTTTCTTTTATAAGATTATCGAGACCAACTCTTTCAACAACCTTAAACCAATTCTTCGAATCCTTTAAAGCCTTTATCAAGAAAGTCTCAGCACCTTGTGTTACCGCCTTACTGAATAGTGCTAGTCTCTCACTTGGTTTATTCTGTCCTGTCTTATCGACAAACCCATAAACAGCAATCGTAATAGGTGGACCATCCAACAGAGGCATTTTATCAATCAGAGATTTTTTAGGTTCTATTTTAATTGGATCTTCTTGCATAATTTCTAATTGCGTACTAGCGCAACCAGATAACACAAACAACAAAGCGAAAATTAATTTTCTCATCAGAATGAAAATCCTGCGATTGGAACAGTAATGTCGGTTCTAGTGCCGTTTGTTTCCAGTATGGAAAGAATTACATCACTTCCTGATTTCATCCAAGTAATGGTTGTTCCTTGAAAATCCATCGATCCGGTGTTCTTACCGCCTTCTGCGAATAATTGATCAGAAAGTTGTTTTGATAATTGTGCGTATATTCTAGATTCCACATTAACCAAGAATTTTGCTATATTGGTATTCTTCGCTTCACGTTCAGCTTTATCGATAGCTGCCTGTCTTTCATCTTTTATTTTTTGTTGACGTTGCGTCTCTAATTGATGAATCGTGAAGACATGGGAAGAATACCCAATACCATTAAAGGCTGGGGAATTAAATTGATGAACCAACTCACTGGCAAGTGCGGGCGATGCCGCTAGAAATATAAAATGACAAAGGACAATAGTAAGACTATAAAGTATCCTCATGATACTTTTATTTATCCTTTTCACTTCTCACTAATTTATTATGGTATCCCCAGAGGGACTCGAACCCTCAACCAACAAATTATGAGTTTGCTGCTCTAACCATTGAGCTACAGGGATATATTTGGTCCGGCGTGCAGGAATCGAACCCACATTCTAGAGGTAGAAGCTCTATGTTCTATCCGTTGAACTAACGCCAGAATTTGTAATCAAACAGTAACAGACTTAACCGAATCTATTCGGAAACTTCGCCAGCCTGAAACATCGACATCATAAACAGCGATAGCTTCGGCATTTGAAGCTCGTGTATTACCTTTCGGTAAATCTTTCTGTGCAATAAAATTTTCAGATAGTGTACATTTCATTACTCTTTCACTTCCATCTTTTTTCGTGAAAGTAACTGTAACGATACCTTTTTGCAAAGAATCTCTCAAATCATTCATCATCATTTTCTTCCCTTAACTCTTCGTTTATTTTTTCAATATTACCTAAAGTTTCTTTCAAATAATTTGTCCAAAACGATTCACATTTTTTATTCTTTCTCACAAAGGTGCCGTATATCTCCGCACTAATTAATCCTTCCGCATAAACTGAAGGATCAGCGAATACAGCTTCGAATATATCACACACTTCAACACCCGGACCGTCCTGAGCACCTCGCAGTAAAACCACATTATACATCGGACCAATATCATTGACATTTTCTAAGTCCGAATCGGTGTTATCTAAACTACCATCAGAATTTTTCAGATTGAAGTATTGAAACTGCACCGAATTCTCATTTTTACTATCAGGTAAAAAATGAAATCCATCGTAATTTAATTGCAACATCGTATGTTCCTAATCCATTTTCCCTTTGAGATTATGAAAATGTCCACCTAGGTGGACATTAATTCATCACTCTTTTACCAAAGATTCAGCTTTCTGCTGTTCTGTAATCTCTTGCACTTGAGGACCAGCTTGCTGTTGAATTTTTTGAATAACTCCAGCGACAGCCTCGAAAGGTTGTTTTGCTAATGATGCCAAAACTACATTCACTTCATCGATTGTTAAATCAAGTTTAATCATTTAAAACTCCATAATAGTTAAAAGTAAATCAAAAAGTATTGAGTGTTGGAGATAATACTTCAATCAATTCCCGCTCACGTTGGTGAGCAGGTTTTCGACCACGTACAACTTCCAAAATCTCATAACGCCATTCAGCGTCAATATTATTTCTCAGGCATTTATATAATGCCCAATCTTTATTTTCACGAATCGAACGGGAAACATGTTTCTGCCAGCGCAACTTAACTGAACGCAAAAATGCCTGTCCCTGAGCGACCGTTAATCCTATGTATGAATCTCCGGTATCAATGCAAGAAACCCGATATAATACATGATTACGGTCAGAACGTTTTTTTCGAATCATATGTAAACTCCTACTCAACATAATATAGTATAACATATTATACGTTAATTGTCAAGTATTATTTTACACTGTTGTTTTTATACAACATATTAAATTTTAATATAATTTACGAGCTTCCATCATTTCCTGTGCTAAAGAATAACTCTTTTTAGCTGGATCTTTCATAGAATTCGTAGCTAAAAGTCCGGTTAATGCGGCCATAGCAAATTCATCTAATAAAGTCTTATTTAATTCGTTGGAATTTTTCTGTTTTGTTTCACGTACAACTTCCTGCATAGTTTTTACGTTTTCATCACTCATAATTTTTGTTCCTTAGTTTTTTTCAATTTAATAAATTTAAATTCATAATACACCCACTCAATTAATCTCAAAAAGAAGTAAAATACAGAAAATGATGTCATTAAAATCAAAAATGCATGTAATATTTCATCTAATGGTAACATAATCTAGCCACAAATAAGTTTTTTTGATCAATTTTCTTCTAATTAATTCCCAATCAGAATTTTTGAAGATATTTTCATATAATTTGTATGATGCAACTTCACTTTTTTCAGAAATATTTCGAATAATCTCATATTTTTGCGTTTCACCGTAAAAATATACAATTTCCATTGCGATATCGTGAGAGTAAGCATCAATTTCATCCGGATTGGACAAATACAACTTTTCGTCCGAATGAATATAACCATTATCAACAACTTTCTTTCGATATTGTTCACGATGAATCAACTCATGTTGCAATATTTGAGAAACCTTAAATCTAAATGATTTCCATTCATCTTCTTTCAACGAAAAATCAACCGAATCTTTATCTAGAAAAATATTCATTTCAATTTCATCACTTTCATTATCATAAGAAGCTCCCAAAATATATTCAGAGTCTTCTTGTGTATTATATATCGTGACAATCAAATTAAATGACTTAAATATTCTCTGTAAGTTATTTTTCAAGTCCACAGTATACTGTTTTCCAATAAAAATATTTTTATTGGAATCTAAAATACGAAATATTTTAGAACTCAGATACATTTTCTACCTGATTAGGTGTGGCATCGTTTGAAAGTAATACATGAATCCATAGTAAGCTGCAACACCGATAAAATAGAATGCAACAAAGTACATTGATTGTACTCTCCACATTGTGGCAGCAAAAAACATTCCTAAAATAGCCGAAAACAAATTCAGTGATTGAAAAGAAATATCAAAAAATGCGAAACCTGATGTCATGATCATTTACCTAGAAATATTATAATTCCACCAAAGAGACTTATAAAAAGTACGGACATTCCAAATAACACCATCATAGTAAATAATAGTGACATTAAGAAACTAATAATTCTAAAAATTGCATCAATCATCAATATTCAGTAGTCAAGAAAAATAATTGGAACAAGCGTCCATTATACATGTCGGAGCCAAAATAGTCAAGCGAAGAATGAAAAATGTCCGATCGGTACAATACCAATCGGTTATAAACATTACCGATTCTATCAACCATTTCCCACTTCGTCATATCTTGCGCCATACCAGTCAGGTCGGTTCCATCATCAAACATGCTGTTGGTGTGTTTCAACTTGAACAGACCTGTTCCAGAAGATAATGGTGCATCTGGAGTCAAGTAAAGAACACCAGCCCAATTTGTAGTATGATCACTATGAATCCATGAACGATCCATCGATGTGGTAATCTGAAAAGATCCTGTATATCCACCCAATTGTTCATCATGCCAATTGGTGACTTTTCCAGCAAAAGGAAAAAGTGTATCGGAGATTGTATCTTTAGTTGACTGATTTATGAGAGATTTTGTTCTAAAACCAGGAAAGTTTCCCTTAACATCGAATGGTTGTGATAGTGCAAATTTCCTCACTTCATCCGGATTATTGTAAAATCCATCAGTAATAATAACATTGGTTCGCATTATCAATTTCCTAATACTATATCTTGAACACGCCTAATAACTGAAGAATCATAACCACCAATTCTCCAATCAAATTCATCATTGGGTGTAAATCCTAATCCTTCATCATAAATGGTGAGAACTATACTATCCTCAAATCCCAATCTCCAAACACAAGAAATAGTATCATCAGTTTGAGCATTTGGTCCTACGTCAGGTTGTCCGAAAGCTCGTAGTAATTTGGAGTAAGTGGTGTAAATGTATCCTTGCAAACTCACACCATCTACTTCGGCTTCGGTCAAATGCGTAAATTTGTATTTCATCTTAATTCCTTAATTGATAGAATGACTGGTAGTATGTATCTCCGTTAACGGTAATACCACCGGTAGGTGTGAAGCCTTCCTTTACCCTAAGATCACATTCAGCAACGAATTCGATTAGGTCTTCTGAAAACACCACAAGATAATAAATGTCATTTTCCATCATATATGTATTATACACTATTCCGCACGAATGTCAAGACAAAAAAAAGGTGCCTGAGCACCTTTGCCTAAATGTTCAGGTATTATTCCCAGCGACTAAAGTTACCATAGCGAATAGATTCAGCTGCTTGTTTTTGGCGTGCTTCAACAATTGATGTAAAAATGTCAGAGAGCAATTTAAAGAATTTCATGTCAGTCCTATATTAGTGTTTACGATATACTTCTATATTAGTATTTATACTAATACGACTCTAAAACTAAGTAGAAACGATAATATTTTCGAAAATATATTATAAATAAAGTTATGACATCGAGAGAATATACAAAATTTAAAAATAGTTTTATTGGCCCAATCTTACCTAGAAGTATAGCTAAGAAAAAATCAATCGGAATTTATCATGACGATAAATGTAAAGATACTGTTGTCTCTGATCAGACAAAGCCACTTTCCGAAAATGATTGGAGAAAAACAAGATTTAACCATAACATAAAACAAAAATTAACTCCAAGCTGGGCCAACAAGGATAAGATAAAACAAATTTACAACGAAGCCAAATTAATGACTGAAAAAACAGGAATAAAGCATCATGTCGATCATGTTATACCACTAAGGAGTTATTATGTGTGTGGTCTTCACGTTGAAAATAATCTAAAAATAGTAACAGCAAAAGACAATATACAGAAAAGTAATTCGTTTAATCCGTAGTATATAGTATTTCCTACATTGCAGGACCGTTGCCGTTCTTAAATCCTATCTCTCCACCTTCTTCTTTAATACGTTTAATAACATCTTCGAAAAGTATTGGTGCAAAATCAGTCTGTTCCACGCATACACAATGATATCGTGGATCAATTTCAGTGCTGTAAAGGATCTCTCCTGTACGGGCATCGACTCCTCTTGCTTTCATAACACGATTAGCATGAAGGTGTCCGTGAATGTTGACACCAAACCGACCGAGCGACTCTGGATGAACTGGAATATGACTAAGGATCATTCCGTTCATAACATGGTATGCCCGTAACTCTCTAAAGTAAGTCCTATACTCGTCATCACGAAAGATATCATGGTTACCACGAATTAGTATCTTATCACCATTAAGTCTGGCAAGTGTAGTAAGAGATTTTCGGTTAATAACAACATCACCAAGGTGATATACTTTATCACTCGGTCGCACACGTTCGTTCCAACGTTCAATCATGGCCTCATCCATTTCCTGTGGATCGTCCCATGGTCTGAGTTTTGTCACTCCGTCATTTCTCATGAAGCGACAAACTCCAGCATGTCCGAAATGACTGTCGGACGTCAAGAAGATGGCTGACATAATATTTCCTTAAATGTGGTACTCTGTAGGGGAATCGAACCCCTCTTACCGCCGTGAAAGGGCGATGTCCTAACCGATAGACGAACAGAGTATTAATTGGTGCCCCGTGACGGATTCGAACCGCCGATCCCTTCATTACAAGTGAAGTGCATTACCACTCTGCTAACGGGGCAAAAAAACTGGTCTCTGATGTAGGATTCGAACCTACGATTTCTTGGTCCCAAACCAAGCGACTTAAACCAGACTAGCCTAATCAGAGAAATACTGGCGGGTAAGGTGAGATTCGAACTCACGGAGCATTTCTACTCGCCGGTTTTCAAGACCGGTGCCTTAAACCACTCGGCCACTCACCCAATAATTACATTATCGCTTTGCTTACTTAACTTACGCAAGGCCTTGTTAGACTTGCGGTGACTACCTGCCCCTGTTTTATTAAGTACCAAACAAACGAAAGGGTTACGTTTGGGTACGGTTAGTTTTCGTTTCATAACTACTCCTTTAAAATGGCTGACCGAGTTGGAATCGAACCAACCTCACACGGATTAACAGTCCGGCCGCACACCGATGTGCGTTTCGGTCAAAAATATTGGAGCGGAATATCAGAATCGAACTGATGACAACAGATTGGAAATCTGTAGTTTTACCACTAAACTAATTCCGCAATTTAATGCCTGAGTATTATATATGCTCAGATGCGTTTTTACTATTAATATAACCTTTCAACAAGAATTCAGAAACAAATTCATAAGGATCACCTGTACGTGCCTTAGCGACACCGTAAGGAATGTTTCCTGTATTGATCAAATATTCAAACGTAGCTTCATACAGCTCATCGTCCAAATCACCAGTTTCCCTGAGACAATAAATTTCCGTAGAGAATTCATCGAAAAGAGACTTCAAAGTATTTTTAAATTTCATTTTTTGTTCCTATTGATCAAGCAACAATCCATTGAATATCTTTTTCCAAGACCAAGGTCTCTAGTCCATCATATTCGTCAATTTTAAAATTCACACCTTCAGGCACCCAAACAATTTCTAATCCAGCTGCACCACCATAATACTCATTAGAGTAATTCTCTTTACAGAATTCGATCACTTCATGGTAATCAACTTTACGGCGAACCATATCGACAACAACAGGATCAAAAAGTAATTCTTGAATGTTATGCCAAGAATACCAACCAGCGCCATGTCTAGCGCTCACCAAAACGGCAACATGACCGAGCTCAATAACTTTATTCATTATACTACCTCGTAAGGTTTGTTCCAAGTGCCGATATTAATATCAACATAATAAGCGGTATCAAAATAATCGACTTGAGCATCCGACTTATCGTACCAGCCGGCAGATTTTAATGCTTTCATCGATTCGGTTAAAAATGCTTTGGCTTTGCCACTAAAATGTTCCTGAAACCAGTAAGGATTAATACTGATATATTTTTCAGCAGGCGAACCATTACGAAAACCACCAGGACGTTTTTCTATCGTTTTATTAAAATTCTCAATAAAATCAATTGAACCAGCTTTGATATTTAAAACCAAAGTGCTGTGATTGCGTACAGCTAAACTACCTTTAATACTGTATTTTTTCAAAACGGGTTTAAGGATTTCAGCGACAATTTTCTTGCGTTCTTGATTCATATAAGCCATGATGTATTCACCTTTCGTCATTCATTAAATACAGTATAACACAGCTAATCCGGTTTGTCAACCATAGGTGTTGCAGGAAAACAACATTGTTGCGAAAATACAACAGTTACCTATCACGTGGATCCATGACTCCGTCAATTATAGGTGAGGTGTAGGTGTTCATTTCATCCCATTCTTTAATGAGATCAATAGCACATTGCCAACCTTCTTGGAAGGTTTGCCAATGATCTTCTATCAAAGGATTGATATATTCATCCCTTTCGTTTCTAGTTAGATCATATGGGTCTTTGTCGAAATTTCTAACTGTGGTTTCTTCGAAAGCTTTACGAATAGGATTTTTATGCATTCAATGCTTTATCCTGTGACATATAGTAATCGAGCAATTGTTTCTGAACCATCGAGATCAAGTCCATGCCTGTATCTTCTGGAATTTCAAATCGTACAGGACACCGACCCCATGTTCGGTACTTCGTAAAAGTTCGGTAGTGTTGACGATGCTCTGAATTAGTAACATCGAAAATTACCATTGGTCGACAAAATTTATCTAGAACGTTCATTTTAAATCCTTATTATCTCTTGCAGTTATTGTATAAAACCAATCATCACTAGCGGACCACTTCCGAGATCCGTCTACTGTCCATATTGTTTGAGCGGCTTTGAAGTCTGGAAATTTAACATCACCAGAAATCAAACTCTGATCATACCAAAGGCATCTATTATTTGGTTGTGTCGCAAACTGACCGTTATCTAATTTAATAAAATTAAAACTCTTATGTTCTTCAGCCACCTCGGTGAATCCTGTATCCACATCCATACCGTCAGCGCAGAAGTCTACAGTAAACAGATATTGACCAAAGTGCCACT